GGATTGCAACGGTCCTCTTTTGACCCGTCTGGTCATCCGTGTAGGTCAACGTCAACCGACGACCTGTCACAATATTTGCCGAAGACTGCTTTTCTGCGACCTTCTGCTGAAGAGATGCAGACTCCAGCTGGTTCTGGTTGAACTTAATACACTTGTCATCTGAAGCAGTTCCGCAGATCTCAACAGCCTTCTTCTTGATATCTTCCTTCTCGGCATCGGTCAATGCAACATCATTGCTTCCAGACAGAAGATCAACGGCAGGGACTAATGTATTGTCGGCAACCAAGTCTAGGTATCCTGGCTTGGCCCTGTCTTGCATGGTTTTGGTGATGTCGGTTGTGGCACTTTCGTCGCCCCATGTGGCTTGGTTGATTACAATGCCCATTGTTAGTTAGCAAACACGAAATTCGCAAGACCAGACGTGATGCGCAGGAAGTTAATGGATTCCACGTAGACGCCCAGATTGTATGTGTATGCAAAGATCAAGTTCTCACCGTTTGAATTGCGAACAACTGTCACAACACTGTCAGGAGGATAGAGCAGGGTTCCATCTGGATTTGTTAGCGCCAACTGAGCCGCCGTAATCACCACTGGATTGGCTGAAAACACGCTAGATTTCAGAATACATACCGTCTCTTGAGATGCCACTGCAGCAGCTGTGGGAAGTGGCTGCTGAAGACTCAGACGAAGAACAACCTTGTTAAACATGCTTCCGTTAATGGCTCCGCTGGGCTGATAGAGGTCGTTGTTGAGAGCAAACGAGTACATGTAGACCCCGGGAATCACAGGGGCGTCACCTGTTGTATGCTTGTACTGTTGAATCAATGAGAAGTACTCTGTCGGTTTCTTCGCAAACCGCTCATTACCATCCATCAAGAGCGTTGCATCCGTAATTACGTGACGGGGAGACACCGAAGAAATCTGGTATTGACCAGATGAATAGAGTAGGTCACCTGTAGTCGCAGTTATATCCGAAAATGGGGCACGATTGGTATTTGCCCAGTTTGTGTAATTATCCCAATCGTTCATTACGACGCGATCAGAACGCTGACCCGAGAACACAATACGCGTGACCATGTTAAACATTGGAATTTCCAGATCAGTATTGGCTCCATATTGTCCCTCCTTTACAGTGTAACGAACCTGTTTCAGCAAAAACGTTTGATCTGCAGTTGCAAGCTGGTTCATCTCCATGTCCGTCAAATAGATGAAGTTGCCTTCCAGATAGGGATTTGCATAAAATGTCAAGACCGATGAACTCGAAGAAAGACCCGTTGTGGTAGGAGGAGACAGGAACAGACCAATTGGATACGTACCCGTTGGCTGAATACGCTGACCATATGATGCATTGGTCGAACCACCTACCGTTGCTGTTGGCTGATTTGTCTGATCACCGGCTGCAATCGTAACCGTTGAGACAACCGTGAATGAAGTCGTAGATGGTACCGTTGCAACAACGTATGAACCAGTGAGAAGAACCGCCGTTCCCGTGAGGCCCTGAAGAGTTACACCGGTACCAACGCTAAATCCGTGAGGAGTAGGGGTTGTCACGATAATAGATGAACCAGATGAAACCATACTACTGATTGAAATGATGACATTTGCCGGGTTGACATCAATCACCGTATACAACTGATTGAGGGGTCGAAGTGTTACGTTAATATACACCTCTGAGTTTTGTAGAGAAACGAGAGGAAGAGCTACACCAGGATTCTCGCAGAACCAGAAGTGAAGTGGGATCACGAGCTGACGCGAACGAATGGACGGTTCGGGAGTGGTCGTAAACGGCATGTTTCCCGGAAGAGACGATGGGCTCACAGCGTGAGGATATTGGTTGCTACGGTCATATGCATTGGCTGGATCATAGACCTCCGGAACATTGCCTACCATCTGGTTCACCACACGTCGCTTTGCTGCATCATGTGTCATATAAGAGTACATCTTGAGCCATTCTCCAGTAAGAGTCTGAATCACAACATTGTTCATCACAATGTCAATGTGGTCAATAAGATTGTAACCGATGTTCTTAATCCATTGGAATTCATATCCAACCGCACTACAGTTCGGATCATAGCCGGCTGGCGGTGCAGACACACGCACCATAGGTGACCAAATATCGGGAAGCGTGATCATTAAATAGGTATCATGTAGAAGCTGTGCATATCGATCAATCTTACAGCTCAGTGTTCGCGTCTGAGTTGCATTGAAATCTAAATGCGAAGATGAAAAATCCATACGGATCGATTCCATTGCGAAGTTCGTATACCTACGATAGACAGACCTGAAATGGGTCATCGATGGATTTCCATTGATAAGCTGATTTTGAGCCCCGACTTGGGACAATTGTATCAAGCCACCAGGCATTTGTATCTACACACGCTGATTGTTTAGACTAAAGAACCCGCCAATGGAGTTGCACCCTGTGCGACAATGCAGCAGCTATTGACAGTGGGGCGAATGCCAGGTGTCTTCCACTGCGACTGAGGAATCAGTCCAGGTGTGCTACCCGGTGCAAGACTGATCGTCTGAGGATAGAAGACCTTGTCATACTGCGTTGCCTTGTTGGCAATGACAGAAGTCACAACGTAGTTGTACTTGCGCTGAAGCGCTGGGGGGTTCTGAGTAAAGGTAGCAGCTACAATACGGCGCTTCTGCGCGGTCAGATAGTCTTGCGCGGAGTTGACCTGCATTCTATTTATACAGAGCGGAGAGAATACAGTAAAATGAGGTTCGTTCTTGTTAGCACTCACGTTGATCAGACGACTGGGTATTCGAAGGTTGTCTCAAATCTCCTCGCACAGGTCGCAACTCTTACACCGAAGGTCAAGACATTCCACTTTGGATTTCAGCGCCACCCCGAGCGCAAGAGCATGCGCAAGGTCCCCGATGGCATTGTTGCCTATGACGCGGCTGCTGCTGAGGACCCGAAGGAGGAGGGGTTTGGCTTCAACAAGATTCACGAGTACATTGAGATGGTTGGTCCCGATGTAGTGATGATCTACAATGATCCCATGATCATCGCACGTTTCATCCAGGCGATGAAGTACAAGAAGGGTGAGACTCCGTACAAGCTGTGGCTCTATGTTGACCAGGTGTACAAGGGCATCGCGCAGCCGCTGATGGATGAGCTCAACAAGGCGGCTGATAAGGTGTACTGTTTCACGGATTCATGGGCGAAGACGTTCACTGAGTACGGTAGTTCGCTTGAGCCCGGTATCATTGAGCACGCGATTGACTCTACGGTCTTCTCTCGCCTACCTGCTGCGAGCCGCATTACTCTTCGTAAGAACGTTGGCCTTCCGACAGATGCGATTGTGTTCCTGAACGCGAATCGTAACAGCCAGCGTAAGCGACAGGATCTGACGATTCAGGGATTCGTTGAGTTGCTGCGCCGCCACCCAGATAAGCCGTTGTGGCTTCTCATGGTGACAGGAATTGATCCGCAGAAGGGTGCACATTACGATATTCAGCGCATCTTCCATGCCGAGCTGCTCCGTGCGAATCTTGACCCTGTCGCCTATGGTAAGCGAATGGCGCTGATCGACACAGCTGCCCCGAACACTCTAACTGACGAGGGTATTAATCAGATCTACAACATGACTGATATTGGGATCAATACGTCTGATGGTGAGGGGTTCGGTCTCTGCCAGCTCGAGCACCTCTACACTGGTGCACCGCAGATTGTGACGGATGTCGGTTCGTATCGCACGTTCCTGCCGAGCACTGTTGCTACCTATGTCCGTCCGGGTCCGCTCGTGTATTCGGCTGCAGGTATGTCGCTTGGTCTGTCTGCTCCATCGTTCAATCCCGATGATGTGACCGATGCAATGGAGACAACCCTGTCAAAGTACACGACGATGCGCGCGGCGATCGAGGATGTCAAGTTCAAGACCTGGTCCGAAGTGTGCTCTTCTTGGCTCGACGACTTGCGTGCAGCGGCTACGCCAACCAGTACTTAACTTGAGTATCGGATATCTTCGTCCCGATACGCAATAATCGCTGGTTATCTTCGAAGGCCTGACCGTCAAAAATCTCCTTCGTAACCGTGTCCATAAAATACACGATTCCTTTGATCTTCATCTTCTGCAGGGTTCGCTTCTTACGCGTCATGTTACGCAGATAGGTCTCATCAAGGTCGTCCGTCTTGCTAGACGGCTTGAACGCAAGATCCTCTCCACTTGCAGTCGTATCGAACCGCATACAGGAGATCTGCGGCTTCTCACGAGAGTGCAGCTTTCGATGGATCTCACAGTCAACAGCGGCCTGTTTCAGCAGTACTGAAATCCTCTGGTTCACCTTGTCCTTTTCATACACCTTCTCATACAGGTACTCATCTGTGGACATGAACGTCTCCGCATATGGTTCACCTTCATACCGCTTCAGCTCAACATCCGACTTTCGAACTGCAACAATGTTAGGTCCCTCTGCACCCTTGCTCTGCGTAGGTGAAATCACAGACAGGTAGAAACTAACGCGAACCGTGCGTTGATCCATCGGCAATGTGGCATGAGAACAGATACGAATTGCACGACCAATGACCTGATCATGGCGGGCAGGAGTCCAGTGCGGCTCCATAATATGGACATGGCGGACATTCGCTAATGTGATACCTTCGGCACCCGAAGAGGTTGCCATCAGCATACAGAGCAGCTTCTTTCCACGCTTCTCAATGCTGGTCTTCAGACTGGAAGGGAAGTTGGACTCGTAACGGGCATTGATGATCTGACGCATCATCTCACGCTGCTCCTCCTTCTCTTCGCCTGAGAAGAAGGCATAGGCTGGCTTGTCCTCCATCTCATCTTCCTGCCACTGTCCATTCTTGTTCGTGATCTTATACGGCTGCCACCCGTTCGCATCGAGGATGGCCGCAAATACACCAAGTCCCTCAAGCTGACGATACTGCGAGTAGATAAACTGGTTAGGCCAAGTATCTCCAGCCTTGCGAGTGGCCTCGATATTGGTCAACATGCGAAGCAGCTTGGGACTATAAACTTCCAATGCCTTTGCAGACAGGTACTTCGCAGGCTGGGCGCGGA